AGCTTTCTGAAAATATGCAATATGGCCTGAGTGAATTGGATCAAATCCACCTGTTACTAACACTACTCTCATTTTAATTCCTCCATCGTATAATCCCAAGCAAAGTTAATTTTATTAATAGATTTCATTTCAGGTTTCTTGTTTGCGTGCATTGGATGTACCCACCAATCTTCATAGTTAGTTTTATCATCAGTTGAAATATCACTTACAAATAACACATAACCGATTTTACTAAGTATTTTTCTAGACTCTTCCCTAAATTCAGGACCCCACCAAGATGCGTTATGTTGGAACTGTATTACACCAAATTCATACTTGTCAAACGGAATGTTGTTTAAAGCTTCTATAGATGCGGTTTCTGCGTTTATTCTCAATAGATCTATATGTTGCTCTAAACAATTTTGCTTAAATAGCGCCTTATAATCTGTATTAGCTGCATCGCCTAATATAACATTTGTAGTTCTTTCACGAGAAAATATATGGCACATTCTTTCAGAATTATCTAATGAAATTCCTTTCCATTCAAACTCCTTTTCTAATAAAAGTGTATTATTATATAACTCAGGGTGACCACATCCAAGCTCAACGAATGTGCCATTGCGCTTACCATCTAACAAAGATAATACAAACATATCTTGAAAGTGGCGAGAATAATTAGTATTAATATTTTCTAGTCCGGTGAATGGATATTTAAATCTACTATAATCACTCGGTGTATATGGTAACGTACTTGGATAACCATGCATCGCTAATAATTCTGTAGCGCCTTTTTGCACATCTGCGCATGTGTTATATCTGTGCTTTAAATCAAACGCTAGATTTTTAGAATCATCCCTGCCGTTTGTTTTCCACTTTGCTTCTGCATATAATAATTCTAGCATGTCAGTGCCCGGATAACCAACATCATTATCATCAGTACACCAACTGCTACCAGGAGATCCGTGTTTTACTGACAAACCAATCTTGGCATACATTAAGCATTCACGCCAATCACTCTTTTCTTTTTTATATTTTGCAAGAAAGTAATAAGCGTCTGGCATATCAGGTAGTGTATCAATTGCAATCTTAAGAAGACCCTCAACACTTTGACCACGATTACCGTTGCGTTCATAGATAAATGCGCTCAGAATCATACATTTGTACTGTAACCATTTATCTTTTATTGTTTTTCCAGAAGACATATCAGCAGCTCTTAAATAGAAACCAAAGGCGCCTGACCCCTGTTCTAATCTATCGTATTCACGTGCTAATTTATAGATCTTATCTGGATTGTTATAGTCTAAGACTACATCGGTCAATAATTGTGGATTTGCAAATTTCATTTTATAATCACCCGTTATCCATTAAAAAATCTAAAAATACTTTCTGAGGCATTCTAAGAATAAACGAAGCGTTATCTTGCCAACCAAAAGAGATTAAAATATCACCATTATCTGGGTGTACGGTCATACCAGTTACAAACTCAATACCATAATCGGTATCAGTAACATGATCATAATATGTACCCATAAAATGGAAATTGCGAGAAGCGTGGATTAGATTCCAATCATTATCCCATATAATAACACGATGTGAATACTCACCATCTTTGCGACCAAATGGATCTCTTAGTAAATTTGTTTCATGGATGAAAGCCATGCGCTGATTATCATTGATTCTAATAACCTGCGATCCGCCACGGAAATCTCTACCAAAAGGTTTACGCTCACCTTCTTCAATAAACGCATCTTCTGTAGTTCCCGCTTCAATATCGAATTTAACAACTTGAGTAGGATTACACCATTTAACAAAGTGGTATGGCATATCAATAACCGGCATCCAGTTCTTTTCACAGAAACTACCATCACCGTTTGGTGCAGGAATAGGATGTCTTGAGATTTCAGTCCATTGACCATCTACAAATTCAATATGACACAATTCCATGCGGCCTGTGCCTTTACTATCATAGCAATCGCGACGAACACCACAAAGATAAAGTTTATCATCCCACTCAAATAAACGAGCGTCTTCCAAACCAATGAAGTTCCAAGTGGGTTCGCCAGTGTCCAGAGCCATATCTACACGCTGTGCAGACTTCAAATTCAAGTTACTATCTAACTCACACATAACATTGTGCGTAGTTAAAGTTATGTCATTTTCTGGATGGATATATACTAGAGGTCCCCACTGATGCGGAAACTTTTTACCCTCACTATGATAGAGGATATAATTGATGTGACGAATGTTTAGGAGTATCTTACCTTCGTGTGTGAAGATAGATGGATTCATAACTCCTGTTTCGTTTCCTAGAACCGATTTTGGTAATAGGACTGGTGATAGCGACCCACCGCGTTTTAATGCCCAGGCCGCTAAGCCACCCATATGCAAATCATGCATTCAGAATCTCCATAATATAAAATAAGTTATTACGTTTATTTATAATTACCAGCTAGGGGTAATTTCACGCCCTTCTTGTTTAGCCAATCTTTTAACTAGTTCAGCGTCGATTACGGCTGTTTTAGCAGTCCCAATCTCTGCTTCTAGCCATGCGATTGCCTGAACAGCGGTTACATTGTTTACAGCAACGAAATCAGCAGCTGAAGTTGTTTGCGGATACAATTTAGTATTGCCAACGTAACTCGCTTTATTTCCATCGCTGTCAACTAGTACTCTTTTCCACTTAAGATTTACGATAGCATTTTCAAGAAGAACATCATCTTGATTCAGTTCGTCGTTTAATCCAAGCTTTGTGATATTCCAAGTATAAGTCACAGTAGATTTCCTTTATTCAGGATCAACTGCATCAGCAGGAAGATCAGGAGTTACATCGTCAACCGCCCAAGGCATTGTGGCTTCAACAACTTGTGTAGCATCAATTTCTTTTTGGATTTGAGCTTCGATATGTGATTTATAGCCTGGATCAGCTTCTACTACAGCAGTAATCCAACCAATAACCACATCTTCAGTTAATGATGCAAAATCAGTAAAGTTTGCTAAGGAAACAGACGCAGCGGTAAACGGTGTTGCACCAGAGAATTCGCCGACCTTTGTATCGTCAACTGTATCAGTTCCGACTACTTTCCAATATGTTTGACAAACCGCGTTTGACAACGTGTCGCCATCTGTGTTAACTTCGTCTTTGACTTTAATGCCAGTGACGCTATATGCTAATGTTAGTGCCATGTTATTTTCTCCGTTATTTTAACCAAGGTTAATTAATATTTTGTTGATCTGGTTCTATTTATACTCTTTAGCCACTGTGTAGATAAAGGTCTACCGGTATAGCTATTCGTAAGCTAGAATAGTAAGGATTTACGTGGTGATATGTAAAACTTGGGAAAATTAAATAATCACCGGTTTGAGGAGTATGTTTAAATCTTTCAAACATTGGTTCGAATTCACTATCGTATCCTCTGTTAGCGTTTGATCTAGGATCAGAAAATACGATGTCACCACCTGAATTTTGATCTTCGGCCATAACATAAAATACTGCAGATAAATGAGCCCCAGAATGATTGTGAATAGTCATACTGTAATCTTTGCCATGGCCAGTAATCCAGCCTTTCATTTCATGGTTATTCCAATCACTTATTTCTTTATTAATAGTTTCTTTTAAATAAGAATTAAAATGGTCGTAAACCAATTCTTTAAATGCATGCATTACATCAGAATCGTCGTCAAATATATTGCAGCCGTCTACTTCCGCATCTAAATCGTGCAAGTCGTAATTTGTAAATATATGTTCAACCAGTCCGTCAACTTCAAATTTGCCACTACCAAACATTGTTGGCCACTGTGGTGTCATTTTCATATTCATCTCCTCATACTATATAAGGTTATTTATATGTATCTTTTCTGTTGACATTTTGATCTACTTGTGTTATTATAAATACATGTTGCAGCACAGTAAGGATTTAAATGAATTTTCAACAGTTTGAAAAATTTCTGTTATCAGAAGATTGCTATATGAACCATGATGTATCTATTATTGATACAGATGGTCTTCAGCACTATGTTAGTGAAACAGAATTCTTTACTTATCAAGCCAAAATGACTAAGCATTTGGTACAAGAAAAGTATACTGTTAAAATTGAACAGATGGAAAATCATTGGAAATTTAATGATCGCACGATGCATTTGTTTTATAATCCAAAGAACGGCCCAACATTTAGTGAACATACAGATCCAATAGATGTTATTATCGAATGCAAAGATGGTATTAAACATGTAGAAGTAGAAGGCCGGAAAATTGATCTACTTCCAAATGAACGGCTGCATATTCCGGCAAACACATTTCACAAAGCATTAAACTATGAAAAGGCATTGGTGATATCACATGGCATTAGCGACACAGAAACACTTGAGTGTTTACGTAAAAACGACTGAAACTTGTAATTTAGATTGCTCTCATTGTTTCACCTCAGGCTCTAAAGGCGCAAAAATCTATTTTGATCCAGTTCGAACTGCGAATTGGCTTAATCAACTAGATCGCGATACAATCTTTTATGAATTTCACGGTGGCGAGCCTATGCTTGCTTCTATCGAATCAATGATGAAGTTTGTTGAACTTACTAAAGGTAAAGGCGTAGAATATGGTACAACTACAAACCTTGTATATAAGTTAACAGATGAAAAGCTAAAGTTTTTTGATGAAGTTCTTAATAAAAGAATTGGTACATCATGGGATCCTACCATTAGATTTACTAACGAAAAGCAAAGACAGCTATGGGAAGACAATGTTAAATTACTTGTTGCTCGTGGTTACACAATTAAAGTCTTTGTTAGTTTAAGTAAAGACGTAGTTAATATGGAACCAAGAGACATTTGTTCTTACATGGAAGATCTTGGTATTCAAGAAATTGATTTCGAGCGTATTACTATGGACGGTAATGCCAAAGGTAAAATGTGGCCATCTAACATTGAGTTAGACGAATGGTTTGTGAAATACCACTCTCAGATTGAATCTAGAGACGGAATTTTTCATGTAATTATGGAAAATGTATATGCTAAGTATGAACACAATAATACATCCCGAGGTACGTGGTGCAGAGACTGTGAACAAAAACTATTAACTATTAACGCTAATGGATCTATAGCAGGTTGTCCCAACACAGCACCGAGTAAGGCGTATGGTCATATCGATACACCAGCAAGCGAAGTCATGAAATCGGACGGACGTTGTAGTATTATCATAAAAGAACTAAACAGAAATCCAGCGTGTTATGAATGTCCAGTATTTGATGTGTGTGGTTCAGACTGCCATCAATTAGAATGGGAAGGTGACATATGCCCGTCTCCCAAGACACTAATGATGCAATTAAAAAATGAATATAAATATAAATAATGGAAAGAACACTCGGAGTTAGTATAACATGGTATCATTAACAAATAACGTTAGTCGATCAAACGTCCGTCTTAGATGGCAAGACTACGTAGCTGCAGCTGCACGATCTGGTATTGCGTGGGGGTATAACCGAAAGCCTTTTTCGCAAGCTCCTAACAGTTGGTTTGGTGGCAATTACAACTCACCTCCGGGCGCAAGTTCTTACGCCAGCGATAACACAATAGGTAGTTCTGGTGGTTTGATTACTGCTTCTACACTTCGCAATGGTTTGGTTGGTGCTACTACTAACTGGACTCACTTGCGAAATATGAATGCGCGCAGATATTTTAACAGACAAGGATCGAATCAACTTCAATATAACTCAACACAAAAGGCTTATCAAACTACAAGTGTTAGAGCAACCATTGCTACTCCAAGTATTCCAAGTAGTGGACCTACAGCGGGTGGTATTATTAGAATTGGTTCAGACGGAAGTAACACGGGTCTTGAAGAATACTTTGCCAGATTACGAAGTGCGTATTATACTCGCCGCAACCAAGCAGTAGCTCGGTATGCTTATGTTTGCCATTACAGCTGCCATTACAGTTGCCATAGCTCAAGAGGACGTAGATAATGATAAAAAATACCGTGGCTCCTATTCCTATTGAGTTACTCAAGGAATATTTTAGTGATGATACTATTGTTTTCAATATTGATTACGCCGAAAGTATTTTAAAAGGTGATAAGCTTATTACATATTTGAGTAACTTAGATGTTCCTTCTAAGTTGACTGGATGGGATAAAGTATCAACACAAGATAAATTTTCTTTTATTAAAGATTATATGAATGCAAAACTAGTTATTAAAAATTATGAATTAGAAGTATGTGTTTTAAAGATTTTATATGAGTTGTCTTACTTAGAATTCTGGGCTGAATACGAAGAAACTGAAAACATTCTATCATATGACGAGACTTGCAGTTTTTGTGAAGCTAACCAAGATATGATTCAGCAGTGGTTAACTATGCTAGCAAGCTGTTCTGTATACGCATTAATAACAGTTGGCGAAGATAGCGATTTAACTGACTTGGTACTAGAAGAATTTGAAACAATAGACGATTATGACTACTGTGGTGTAAACTTTGTGATGTTGTTTAGACATGAATTAACACAAGAATTATTAGGTGCCGATCGCCCCGTATACTATTTCGATAAACAGTTTAACGAGCCAATGTTTAAAGGGCAAGACCTGTATACATATTGGGACCATAATAACAACACAATGGCAATCATTACGCAGGGTATTTCATCTGGAGATATTCTACACGCCGAATTCGCCGCTAATATAGAAAAAGGATTGGACGATGTTTCTGCTATTCGATAGAGTTTATGTAAAGTACGACTTTATGCTAGACAATAATACTGATAACCTAATTTGCTCTCCAAATATTCCAACACTCATTTGGGATGAATTAGAAGCTATCCATACGAATATGGGCGAATTCATGCATAGGGTAGATACGTATGAAGATCTTGTTGGTACTGCTGAAGTTGGTGCATTAGATGATAACGACGAACAAATTGTTATTCCTTATCTTAATGACCTAGAATTCTTTGATGCGTTGCTAACACAGGGCAGAATAAATATTCACGTTGATACAGTTGCATATGATAAGATCTTTTCTAAGTTTTTAAAAATCTTTTTTCCAAGTATGTCGAGAGATGTTGCATGGAAAACATATAACATTTTCAGAACAAACAGCCAATTACTAAACACCACCAGTTTTATTTGGGGTGGAGCTGGCGAACAACAGCAGATCGATAACGCTGCGCAGTGGGTACCTAGAACAAAAACAGAATTTCTTGCGGTTTATGATACAATATCACGAGATCTAGAAGACGATGCCTATACTACCTTTGTTGCTTCTGCAAAGCAGAAAATTGGCATTGAGTTTATGATTGCTAATAGACTAGCTGGTGATGAATCTTATGATGTTTTCCTTGGCGAAAAGATGTATAAGCTTATGGCAGCGAGAGTTAACGAAGAAGGTACGTTCTTAAAATCTACTTTGTTTAACAACATGTTCAGGCCTTGGGTACAAACAGTACTAGGTGTTACTATAAACGCAAACGATGATTTATTAGATCTTCAAGATACTAATGATATGACTCGTTGGTTGTTTGACGATACTGAGCGGTATTTCACTGTAGATTACCAAACAAACCATCCAAATATTAGGTTTAGTGCCATCCGTACTGCAATGATAACCGCGGTTACAGGATCTTCTTTAGAAGTAGAAGAAGCACTAACAAACGCATCAATGGATTTTGTTCACGATAATGTTTTAGTGCAAAACTTTACAACTGCTAATATCACAACTATATTGAGTGCTGATAAAACTTACTTAGGACCATCTGTGTTTGAATGCGAAAGTAGACTTAAAGTTAATGCTCTATTCATAGGCTATATCTATAAATTAGCTATTGGCGAAGATGCTGAGCTGGGTATGTTTAGCCTATGATACAAAACTGCTATGAATCTTCGATATGGGTTAAACAATTTGACAATAGCAACGAGTTCAATCAAGATGTTTTAAATACCACAAAAGCAATATCAGCTACAACTCCCAAGCCTGTAGCTGATCATAACGTTGATCTGTGGGTGTCTGATAATATGCAAACTGTTAGATCATATTTTATGGAAGGCTTTAAAGACTTATGTACTACATATAATGAAAAAGCAGACTTTGATATAGATTCTATGAATATGGTTAATCCTATGAAACACGGCGACTTTAAGTCATGCCACAACCACGATGTTATCGACGCATTCGGTGTTTATTATGTTAATGAATCGGATGAAGGCGGTAAGCTAAGATTATATGACCCAAGATTCCTCAGCAAGAAGTCATTTTCACAAGGCCCTTATCTTGAGATAAAGCCACGAACTGGTCTTATGGTAGTTGCACCATACTATTTTTGGCATGAGGTTACTCCATATCTAGGTAATGAAACTCGATACAGTTTAATATGTAATATGGTATTTAATAATGTCACTTGATATAATAACAAGGACAGGTAAACGAGCAAACACTGGCGAGATCATTGTTACATTGTTCGAATTCTGTAACCTAAGCTGTAAGTTTTGCAACCAAGATCATGATAGTCTAGAAGGTGTTAAGACTATAGCTGAAAAGGTTGATGTTGTAAAAAAGGTTATAATGCAAACGCCTCGGGAAAAATACAGTGTTCACTTTATGGGTGGCGAAGTATTTGCTGATGCGTTGCCTTTACACGTCTATACCGATTATCAATATGTATGTCAAGAATTAAACGCGTGGGCAATCGAACAGGATATTGAACTGCAGCTATGCTTTACTAGTAATATGGTATTTGATAACACAGACGCTTTAGATGAGTTTCTTTATATTTCTAATCCTACATTAATAACTAGCTTCGATCCTGCTGCACGTTTTAATAATGATACGTTTGAGACTTTTAAGCGCAATGTAAAGAAGTACAAAGATCATATTAAGTCTGTTAATATCATCATGACTAAGCCGACGATAAATAAGTTTATGAAAGGTGACGTTGAATTTTTTGATTATCTATATGAGCATTTTGATGTTTACTTTGATTACTATACGCCAGAAAAGAACATGGCAATGTTTATTCCTAACGATGTAATGCTACGTGATTTTATGCTTTATATGCTTGAGCATTATCCTAAAGCATTACCCTTTGCAGATTATACGAGCAAGATTAAGAAACAAATGAGCTGTATGGATACAGTGACTATTATGCCAGATAATTCGTTTGGCAATTGCACTATCCTACTAAAAGATTTTAAAAATGTAACGACAACTAAGCAAGACATGGAACAAGAATGGTTTAAGCAATATAGTTGTTTAACCTGTCCACACTTTCAATACTGTTCTATGGGTTGCTTTTTGTCTAATCACATGCAGAGTTTTAGAACTCAAGAAGCGTGTTGGTTAAGTGAGGTTTATGATGTGGTCCACCCCGATTCAAGTATTCAATGATGGTTATAAAAAGCCAGTAGAAAGATATAGAGATTTTCTAAAAGAACACTTTGATCTTAATTTAGAAAATTTTAATTATGAAATAAGAGAGTGGGAAACAACCCCAGGCTCTGGCTATTGGTTAGCACCGCATAATCATGGGCATTCGCATTTTACAGCAATTCATTACAGTTATGTTTCCGGAGAAGGCGGTGAATTAATCCTGCATGACCCAAGAGTGAACGCTAATAGAGGATTCCCACAAGAATTTGGATCTGAGTTTGCGCCATACATAATTAAACCAGAAACCGGAATGACTGTTATATTTCCATCTTATATCTACCATACAGCTGCGCCTTTTAGAGGCATGATAAGAGAAGGAAAGGTAAGTGAAATTCAATTAAATAGCCCACGTACTATTGACAATTTAATAGAAGAAGGATATATTAATATGGATAACGCGCATTTAGGAGCTACTCCAATATGAATATTAATAAATTCTATACAGACGGATATGATGAATGGCAAATGCCTCCACACCTGTCAGCTATGATTTGGGGACAACTTTTGTGCGAGAATTGGATTGATCATCCTGTATATAAAGAAATTCCAGACTGGAGTATTAATAAAGGTGGTGAAGCTCAAAACCAAGATCAAAAATATCTTAGAGGTAAAGAGCAAGAGATTAACGAACAAAGCCTATCTGTCGTTCCACCCACGTACCAAACAGTAATAGAAGAATTGCTCAAAGAAGATTACTATTCAGAATGGTTTGAGACTGTATGTGGTTATCAACAAAAGATTAAATTCATTGATGTTTGGAATGGATCTGATGATCTTAAATGGCACTGGGATGGAGTAGAAGATCACGATATGGGGTTTCTGATATACTTTACAGAGCAACAACAATGGAACGAAGAATGGAAATCATATCTTCAAATTGGAGAAAGAGAATGGCCAAACAACGATGAAATCAATATTAAACATACTGCGTATCCTAGTAACGGCAAGATTATCTTGTTAAACAATATGAATCCAAGATTCGTACATTCTGTAGCAAAACTGACAAACACTAATGTTAATAGATATACTATTAACGCGGGGATTTCTTTATGGAACTAATTATTAAACCAACCGAGAAATGTAATTTTAAATGTACATTCTGTTCAAGTACATCAATTGCAGATGATGCTACGGATGAACTAGGCTTAGAACATATTTACACGTTTCTTAGGAGATTTCCTGATACGAACACTATCGTAGTAAATGGTGGTGATCCTTTAATGATGAAGCCGTCTTATTACACAAAGCTGCTTGATCATCTTGACGAACACGACTATCCTACTACGGTAGCCTTTACAACAAACCTATGGCCGTTTTATATGAAGCCAGATAAGTGGATTGATATCTTCTTACATCCTCGTATAGGTATTACAACAAGTTTTCATTATGGCGAATCAAGACTAAAGGGTGATTATTCGGTATTTACTGAAGAAGACTTCTGGGCAGCATCAGACAAAATGCTAGAACTCGTTGGGTATCGGCCAGGATTCATATCTGTTATAGACGAACACAACGCAGACAGAGCACTTGATAATGTGCGCCTTGCAAAAAAGATGGGCGTTGAATGTAAACTAAATTACACGATGGCGTCTGGTATTGCTGGCCGTCCTTATCAATTATCAAAGATGTATAGTATCTATTTAGATGTATATGAAGCTGGTTTAACTGAGTGGGAATTCAATACTAAACAAATGGTTGTGAGGCTTCGTAATGAATCTTTGATGTGTCCTCAGAATAGAGCTTGTGATAGTACTATTAGAGCATTGCAACCAAGCGGAGACTATTATAGCTGTGGAGCGATGGGTGACGATAGAGAATACGCTATTGATTTTGAAAGAGAGATGGCTGGCGAATTCTTTACTCCTCTACAAGAAGATCCTGATATCCAAACAATGCGAACTGACGGTGAATGTTATTCATGTCCAATGTTCCAAATTTGTAACGGATGCAAGAAAACGGTAAAAGACACTAAACGACATAATATGGTTGAGACCCACTGTACATTAATGAAACAATTAGCACCGAGGATTATAGATGCAAATAACGGATAACGCACTGCCGCTTGTTGAATATAAAACAATACTAAATTACTTTACTTCAGAGGCACCAAATTGGAAATTTGTTACTAATGTAACTCACGGTTCTGTAGGTGAACATGGACGTGATAAATGGGGATTTGCGTGTAGTATATATGATTGTGGTGATGCGGTAGGTCGTAACCCAACAGAAGAGATAATTGATAGACTTGCGATGAAAGTTATTGAACCAATAATCATGGATAAAACTAAATTACTCAGAGTTCGTGCCGGAATGATATTAAACGTAGGTCCTGATGCACCACACAATCCTCATATTGATCAACCTGGAATAGAGCATTTGACTCAGATATACTATCTAACTGCAAGTGATGCACCAACTAACGTATTTGAAGAGTATGGTCTTGATGAAAAATACAACACATACGCACCAGAAGATTTTACTATTAAAGCGCAATCTAAACCTGAGCCTAACAGAATGCTTGTATTTGACGGGTTTCATTGGCATAGTTCATCGCACGTATATGGTCCAGAAGTAAGAATAACTCTGAATATTAATTATGCTAAGTAATAGTCCAAACTTTAACAACTTATATCTTAAAGGCGCAGACATAGTTGACGTTGATCCATCATTCTCTGCAATGCTGTTTGCTCAATTGCTTTCAGAGAAATTTTGTACAGAAAGTAGTTACGGTACTGCTATAACTAATCCTATATGGGATAGAGAATATAATGAAAGAGAAGAGCCTGTTTATATTGCAGGTAAGAAACCTTATGTGGAATTCTTTAAAGAAGTTATTAAATCTCCCTACTTTGATTATTGGAGGCATGTTTATGGAGAGTTTGACGAGATTCATGTTAATGTTAACAAAGTAACGGCCGGTGGTGAGATGCCTTGGCACTTCGATGGATACGACGGAACATTTCTGCAACTGCTTTGTTATCCTAATATGGATGATTTTAATCCTGATGATGGTGGACATCTTTTAGTAGGCAGACCTGATACGTTATATCGCGAAGGTGATCCGATGCCGCACTGGGTACCAGAAAAAAGCTTAGATGATATTCTAACAAGCAACGTAGAAGTAACACAAAGATTTGTTCCTAACAGAAACCAAATTGTTGTTCTTAATAATAACGATCCGTCGTTTGTACATAGAGTAACAAAGCTTAGCGCTGATAAAACAAGATATACTATAATTGCAACACTAGGATTTAGTTCTTTGTGGAAGACAAACAAATTGAAGTCTGGGTTCTATAAGGATATAAAGTTACTATGATTATATCATTAAACCCAACTTACTTGTGTAACTTTAGATGTGATTTCTGTTACCTAACGCCAGATCAATTAGCAGATAAGAATAAAATCGATTTAAATGTTCTTGACCAGCGATTGTCTGAAGTATCAAAACATGCTCCTATTGAGCACGTTGATTTATATGGTGGTGAGATTAGTGTACTGGGCGACTCGTACTTCTATGATATGAAAGAAAAGATTCGTAAATATTATCAAGGCGATATTAATATCATAACGAACTATGCATCTCCTAAGCCATATATGCATGATAAGGATATATCTCTTTCAGTATCATACGACTTTGATGCTCGTGAAAAATCTGATTTAGTATTTACTAATATGATTATGTGTCCTGTTCCAATCTCAATTCTAATACTTGCTAGTAGAAAAGTTATTGATATGGACGTTAAGTCTATGGTCCAACAATTAAGTATGTTATCTAATATTCGTTCTGTAGAGATTAAACCATATTCAACGAACCAAGCTAACCAACAAGATGTTACTCATAAGGACTTCGAGGACTTTGTTATTAAATGGCTTGAGATGGACCTACCGTTTGAGTTTGAAAACAGACATCGTATAGAAGATTCAATTGCAAAATACTACGACGCATTCAGCAACAATCACGTTTACATTAATCCTAACGGTAAGTTTTCCGTTCTAGAATTTGATGAAGACGACAATGAATACTTTCTAGAATTGAATTCGTTTGATGAGTATAGAGAGTGGGCTAAAAACGAAGCAAAAGATAATACAAGTGACATATGTAGAAATTGTGAATACTACGGTCATTGTTTAACTGAACATTATAGATATGTTACAGATTTAACTAACAGTTGTAATGGATATAAGGGGTTATTAGAATGGGCAGAATCTTTAAGCGTCGCAAACCAACAGTACTAATTTGTGGTGGTGGAACAGCCGGATGGTTAGCAGCAGTAATGCTACATGAAAAGTTTGATGTAACACTTATTGAAAGTGAATCTATCCCTCCAATCGGTGTGGGTGAAAGTACAACTGAAACAGTAACAGACGTAATGCGAAGCGCCGGAATTGATATGAAAGACTTTGTATCAAAAACAAACGCAACAGGCAAATACGGTGTACAGTTTACTGGATGGCCAGATTACTTCCATCCTTTTGGAGAGACTTGGTTACAAGAACATATTGATGAAGATAAACTTAGCTCGATGTATAGTGCTGGTCATAACATAAGTAAGCTATCTCCTTACACGCACATGGCGCAAGATGGAATAGAACCTCCAATGGATTTCAAAGACGAGTTTTATCATGATGTTGCTTTGCATTGGCAAAACGATCTTGTTGCTCCTTATTTAAAAGAGTTTCTAGGCGACAAGATTAATCATCACTATCATGATATAGATGTAGTAGCGACAGATAAGAACGGTGTTAAGTCCGTTGATTCTTTCACTGCTGATTATTATGTTGATTGCACTGGGTCTGCGAGACTCCTCAGTAAACCGTTCGGAATTGAATATATTCCGTTTGATGATCTGCATTTAGACTCAGCAATAGTATATTCAATACCTATGAATAGCAATCTATACACTGAAGCAATTAAACGAAAGTTTGGTTGGGAGTGGTCAATCCCACTGCAAGATAGAAACAATAGAGGGTACGTGTACTGCTCTGACTGGGCCACTGAACAAGAGATAATAGACGAGATTGGTGTTAAAGAAGGTTATAGAGTTGTAAAATTCTGTGCAGGCGCGTTAACTAACATTGCCCACAAGAATGTTATATCTAACGGTCTTGCCGCGCACTTCATAGAACCACTCGAAGCCACTAATATTGAGTTTGGTGTATTTACTATCAGGTGGTTTATGGAATCTGTAGAAGCTGGTTATGATTATAAATCTCTTAACGATAAACTTTTGGCGTCTGTAACAGAGATTAGAGATTTTATTGTTTTTCATTACCATAACGATGATAGGTTTAGAACAATAGAGAATATCCAAGATCGCCCACCAATAGAACCTTGGCATCCTTTTAATTGGTACTGTGTTGCACAAGGTGTAAGTTTAAAAAATGAGATAAATAACGATATAGATGCTTTACTAGATTATGTGATTATTGAGGGGAAGGTGCATGAAAGAATGGCAAGCAAGACAAGAGATCTACCGTAGGTTAAACAAACCAACAACAGACGATCTCAGCAAATTTGATATTGTATGGCGACCTGATACAATTGTTGAAGATGCTGTAAGACACTTTAAAGAACACGTAGGTGAATGGATATATCCAGGCAAGTCGTACTTTGTTGCGATCTGTTATGCTACGTGGATCGCTAATGAATTTAATGAAAATCTTATAGAAGTATTAGACGATATTGATTTACTTCCAGGTGACCCGCACTTCCTACCGTATTGCCAAGCTAGTGAAACTTATGACCAAATTCTCAAGAATTTAAAATGGCATGATACTGACGGCATGGTTCCAGATGTTCGTAAATACTATGATGAAGAGATGCATTATGATTGATAAGATTATGCCTACTTTGATTGAGAATAAGTGGTCTACTGACGGTGAGCAGAGATTTTATAGACCTGAATCGTTTCACAATCTACCTACATTCGTTTCAAAAGTTGGAATAGAGTTAATTGGCGTGAGTGAAAAAAGTATCAATGTTACATATGATAATCATCCTACTAAAAAGATATTAAAGGTTTTTAACGTAACAAAGAAGCATGCGTATTGTGATTATTATGCTATAGAGATTTTTGATGATCATCAGGTGTTAAAGATATACGATCAAGATCTTTCGAAGTATCCATTGCCATCATTACCGCCCGGATCAAGATTAGATCCTCTTAAATCAGGAATAGGTATTCAATATCCCGATAGCGATGTAGCAAAGATTTATTTTTTGCATGATGATGTAAGCGTTGTGCATGAATGGTTTAAAGATATGAATCCAGTGAAAGCTGACGCTGTTTCAAGACTTACTTATTTTGGTTTAGAATATAATTTAAAAACTTTATTATTGACAAACCTTTCACAATATGACATATACGAGGAAGAAGATCTTGGGTAAAGCAAATAAAAGAATAGCGGTAGTAGGTGCACACGGTGTAGGTAAGAATACTATCGCAATCAAATTGCTTGAGCGTGAGAAGTTTAGTCAACGTGGCGTTAATGTAACTTATATGCCTGAGACCGTACGATCAACTATGTTTATGGACCACAACATTCTGGGTAAAGAGATCGGTGGTAATTATTATTCAGTCAGTTGGTTATTCCATAGACATTGGAGCCAAATGCTTGAACACGAATACAGTTGCGATGTGTTTATCTCTAAACGTCTTCCACTAGATTACGTAGTATTTAATGAAGTTGCGTATCAGTTAGGGATGGTTGATAGATTGCTCGAGCCTACATATACGCTATTAGCAGTAGATCAAGCAAAAGAGTTTGATGAAGTTTGGTTTGTAAGGCATAATTCTGAACACGAAATGGTTGAAGATAGTGTAAGGCAAGGAGATGCTGGTAGCGCTGACCTCCAACCATTATGGGATAAGCGCTACAAAGACATCATTGATAATTGGAATATTCCTGTAATTGAAGGAACGTGTGGAGAGTTGCTAGCTCTCCACTTTGATGTTAAACCTTAACTTCTACTTCGCCGTTTTCGCTATCACTTAGAGCGATACCAATGATCTCGTAGCTATTCACGCCTGGGGTGCCATAATCAACACCCTTGGCTTTACCATCAGCGTCTGGGATAACCCATTGGCCTTTCTTAACATCACCATTTACTAAGCATGGAATACGTCCTTTAAGAGCAACGAATGGATTCATTTTTGCTTTCTTAGAAGTACTTCCTGGTTCAATTCCCATATCGTTCATTTGAACAGCTGGGTTAGTAGAGATAACACCTAATAAAGGCATTCCTGGCTGCCATAAAGTAGCTTCAGAATCACCGTCAAGGTTAACACCAAGAACAGTTGCATTTTCATAGATTGCATCAGCAGTATATCTTTCCGCCAAATCCGCCCAACGCGCTGACGTAGCTGTACCAACATATAGACCGTTGTTATCAACATATGATCTATCTGAACCGTTACGACGGAATTGACAGATTCTGCTTGAGTTACCACCAGCTTCAATATAGAAACGGTTTGAGTGATATTCAATCTTACCAGCATCGTTACCAATGTTACCAGTCCAAGACTCGTTGCCAGACTCAATGAAACGTAGAGTTGGTGAGTAACCATCTGTATGACGAGTTTGTAATTGCCATTGACCAGCAGCGTTAAGATCACCAGACCAAGTTCTGTCACCATACATCCAACGACACATTGTACCGTTATTAGCTGCTCTAAGTTGCAGAGACATAGATGAACTGTTATTGTTACCAGTGATAGCCCAATACTGACCTTGGTATGAATACGAATGCGCACCAGTCGATTGGTTGTACATACCTTCACGGGAATTATCATTGCGGAACCAGTTACGAGCATAAACCTCAGTTGCGCGCATGTCGCCGTTTAGGTTAGTGCCTGATGATGGGTTACAATAAAAGCCAGTGTTGTCTGCGTCAATAAAGCTACTAGCATACATTGCAGCTGCGTTACCGTTGTTAACACCTAGTACCGGAATTGTTCTCCAAGCTTTAAATCCGCCCCAAGTTGAACGGAATCGTAAGTTCTCAATTGGTCCACCAACCATCTGCCAACCGTAACGGCTTGAGCCATTCGAGTAGTGTAATGCCTGAGTACCAACCCAGTGAGATGTACCAGAAGGTTGGTTACCTGGATTTGACCAAGAATCAATAAAGCCAGAACCCCAGTTAGCAACTGTGTTCATGTCCTGCGTACCCCAACCCATTGAGCCAACCCAATAGTTTGTATCACTTGTATAGTTAGGACGACGCATGAATGATTCGGCAGATGATCTAGTCTGGCCAGAGATGTTCATCTGTGCTTTAGTACGAGAGCTTACACCTTCAAATCGTGTTGAGTTAACTGATGCTCCGTTGAAGTAATAACCGGTGTCATCAGTATCGTAGAAGATCGGAGCTCTCATACTGTTTGTAGAGGTACTGATACCAGATGTCCACATTCCAGTACCGATTGCGCTTCGAGTAGTACCGTTATGTTGAACCAACAACTGATGGCTTAAACCAGACTTGGTTTGACCGCCTGCGTTAGTGTGTGACCAAGCTAGGCCATATAAATTACCAGAACTAGTACCGTTTGCAGGTAAGTTATAAGAAGTACCCATTGACCAAACATGTTGGATTCTTGTAGAACTGTATAGACCATACACGCCGTGACCATAATTACTTGCAACCCAAGCTTTTTGTGTGTTCATGTAAGATTGAGCGTTAATATTAACACGGCTTAAGTTAGAAGTAGATGCTGGATCTACGTAGTAACCACTGCTATTACGATCGTACATAATATTGGCATATAAGTTACCATATATTTCAGTTGTACCACTGTTAGTTCTTAATGCCCAGCTTCCAGCTTGGTTAAGGAAACCAATGTTGTTGCCGTTATCAGCGTACATATAACCACGAACATTATTACCAGAAGTTGCCATCTGAATTGCTTGTGTGTTACCAGTACCATACAATCTCCAATTGGTGGTACTTACTGCCATCCAGTGTTGAGCATATGGCGTGCTGTACATACCAGTGCTACCAGTATCGTTACGGAACCAACCATCGTTGTATATTTCACCACGGTTATCAATACTGTTAAATACCGAAGTAGATGCTGGATTTGAATAATAAGCAGTGTCATTTCTGTCATATGAAATTGGGAAGTACGAATTACCTGCACTGTTAATTTCAGCCGCGATAGCGGTTGCGCCATTACCAAAGTAAGTTGAACCACCATCATAGTAGTTAATGTACGTGTTGTTGCCGCTTGCAGAATCTAGATGCAAGTTACCATTAGTAGTACATACAGAAGCTGTTGATGTATTATTAACATAACCTTGGCGACCGTCACCGCCAACTAATAAGTAATTACCCCACGTTGGGTTTGGACCATGCAAAGCACCACCGCGAATACGCTGTGCTGAGTTAGAAGTAGATGTTAGATCTAACTTGTAACCTGTACTATCTTCATCATAGAAGATATCAGCATATAAACTATTACCACCACCATCTGGGTTCTCATTGTAAACCGCAACGTTTCTATATGTAGAATAAGCAGAACCCGAATTAAAGGACTGCTGCCAGATTTTCATGCCAATGCCAGACTTCTTGAACGTTACAAGGTTGTCTGAACCGCCAGAAGAATCTGTATAAGATCTCATGTGGAGGTAATCAGCGTAAGGCGCAGAGTCGTTGTTAGCCCAAGAGGTGAAACCAAACGTTAAACGTCCTGCTGGATCTTCGTTAGGTTCAATAGTACGGTTATCTTTACGTAGTAATCCACCTGAATAACCATCCACGTTGCCTTGAATAACGTTATCTACTTGCAATGTTAATAGTCTAGAAGTACCATTACCATCGATTTTATAAGCAGTGTTATTTGAATCATAATAGATAGGAGCACGCATTTGGTTATTTGCTTCGAAGTAACCGTCTTGAGTACGAGCCTGTTGTCCACCGTTATAGTAAAGAATAGTACGAGCATTACGCTCCATGTAAATTGACCATTCGTTATCTGGAGTTTTGAAGCCCCAATGCGAATCATCATCGAAGTAAATACGTCCACAATCTGTAGAGTTACTATCACGGAAGATGATTGTACCGTTATCAGAGTTATTAGAACGAATACTCATAGTGGTTGCACTATCGTCGTAAATATCCCAACCATCATTCATGCTGTACATATTAGCATTAATAACGTTCATTCTAGATGTAGAAGCAAAGTTGCCGTAATATGCAGCATCATCAGGGTCATAGAATATTGGTGAACGCATCGAGTTAGGTGCGAAACCGTAACCGCCGCGAGTACCTAGTTGTTCTACGTTATTTGCATATAGAGATACATAGTGAGCATTACCACTGCCGCTGCCATCAGTGCGGAATCTTGCAATGTTGTATGCGCCAGATGAACCACCTCTAATATCCAAACCTTGATAAGTGTTCCAACGCATTCCATCAAAGCTACCTGAACCAGCTGCGCCTTTTGCACCTGGACCTCCGTAGTATTGGTTCCAAAGAACATGATTTGCATCTGTTCCACCGTTAAACCAAATTGCGTTGTTGGTGTAATTGCGGCTCATTTGCAGGCCACCAGTTCTTAAAGTAAGGGCTGCAAATATAGATGTACTTGCTGGATCAGCATAATACGCTACGTCATTTGAATCGCGGAAGCGAGTAGCATCCACATAACGTCCGGCAATAATATCACCACTAGTATTAAATCTAGCTCGTGATGTTGTACCCTGAACGATTTGTAAGTTGCCACCAGCGTTTGTAGTTAAGTTATCTGGAGACTCATAGATTTTCCAACCAGAACCACCTGTCCACTCAATACCTTCGTTAGGACCAGGATCGGCGAATGTTAGATTGTTAACGTTAGTAACACTACCATTATTGAAATTCCAAGTACCTGCAACACTTGCGCCAGATACGGGATCCATATAACGCGCAGTGTTAGTCTTATCACGGAATCTACTAGCATCTACATTATCTGCTGTAATATCATCAACAGTTAAGTCACCAACGATCGTTGCGTTAGTACCAACATATAAACTTTCTGACGTGTATAGCTTCATTTGGCCATCAACACGTTTTAGAATTGGAGGACCGTACTCACGTAGCGCGCCACCTGTTGAGTGGTTCATCAGAATTCGGATTCTAATATACTTAACACCGGCTCCGTCTGATCCGCTAAACGCGGTGTGAGATGTAGGTATTGTATGATAAGCAGAGAATTTCTGCCAGCTCGTAGATGTAGTTACCTGACCGCCTGCTACAAAGTATGCAGTACCGGAGTTACCGGCGATAGGTTTCTTATCTTTGTCGAAACGCTCAATACCGTAATAAGTTCTACCACCTGAACCACTAATAACTCGTGTCCAGAATTCACCGTAAATTTCTTCACCAGGTTCTACTGAAATCATATCTGAGTTGAATGTGCGGTATTGATCTGTACGAACTACGTAACTAGATGCAAAAGGACCGTCGCCATTTTTAACATATTCGGACGTTAAAATATTATTAGATTCATTACCTTGGAGACCCGCAGTATTGCGTTTTTCCCAATATGCAGTGCCATCAAATAGTGTCTCATCGGCAAGACCTGAACCGTATTGTGGGTTCAAAGAGATATTCTCTCCGCCTGCACTCAATGCAAAGTTACCAGCTGAAACTTCATTTTGGAAGAAAGCATTACCACTATCTAAATCGATAGCTGCTCTAACAGTGCCAGCGCCAACAAATGATAGCATGTTATCGCCAAACTGCGCGTGACGATAAGCTGATGATGTATTAGTAGCCCAAGCAATACCCCAGTTACTAGCAGTATTCCAAATCCATTGGTTTTGATCTTGTGCTGTTAGGAATTTGTTGTCTGCTCCATCATTAGCAGCAAAGCCTTCCCTGAAGATTTCTCCGCCAACTTTAAGAGCTTCACTACCATTAGTTGCGTCGAGATCTAAGAATCTAGTTGTTCCTGACGGTGGATAATAAATTGGAGAACGGAAGCTATTAGCAGCTTTTGCATATCCATTTTCAGCACTAAGTTGCGCAGTACCGTTAGCGAAGATTTCAGTGCGGTTATTATCAGTTGCAAGTAATGCCCATTCGTTACGAGTATCGTTATAAAGACCAGCTTGGTTTGTGCCATTAGACATAAATGCCCAATCATCACGAATTACGTAACCAGCCCAACCATTTTTAGCACCATCAACTTTGATAGAACCATAATCGCCAGAAGGTGAATCAATTGTGTATGTAGAACCATCAACTTGGAATTGATTAGCTCTTACAACATTCATTACTGAAGTAGAAGCTGGATCTGTATAATAAGCAGTGTCATTTGAATCAGTAAATCTTGGTGCTCTGAATTCTCCGCGAGCTTCAACGTAAGAAGCATCACGTGGACCTTTCATTGCCCAGTTGCCGTTTACGCTATTGTCATGTCCGATCATTGCCCATTGACCGTTAGTAGCACCGTTTATAGTAACTGGCTGACCAGTGACGCTATTAATAGTATTGCTACCACCGTGATAAGCAAGAGACATACCATATCGATCTTGCGCTGCAGCAGTTGAGTTATGTTCAGCAAAGAAGATACGACTTGAACCTTCACCACCTGCATCAGCATTACCTTCAATAGATAAGAATCGACCTTTCGTATTTGCGCTACCAGCTACACCAAATGAGATGTTATTCATTACTGATGTTGTTGCAGGATCTACATAATACGTAGAATCATTTGAATCGTAATAACGAGGTGCATATACATTAACAGCAAAATCAGCAGAGTTTGCATCTACGTTAAACCGCTCTACGCCATTTGTAAATAGCTTATAGTTGTTGTTACCTGAGAAACCAAAGTAAGCGTCTGTGTTACCTTTATGTTGGATATAATCGTCAAGCTCAATAGTAGCTAAAACAGAAGTACCACTTGGGTGAACAAGATAATCATTGTCTGCAGAATCGATTAATCGAGGTCCATACATCCATTGTGAGAAGTTAGCAGAATCATTATCGATATTTACTTGCTGACTTCCGCCAGTAAAGATTTTAAATGTATCAGCAGCACTAAATCCAAAGTAAGTATTTGTATCACCGTTGTGGCGAATATAATCATCAAGATCAATACGATTCATTATGGAAGTAGATGCTGGATCAGCATAGTAAGCGGGATCATTACCGTCAACAAATCGACCAGCTGATATATTACCCGTAGTGAAAACATCCTTGTTACCACGTACCTTAACGGTAGTGGGTTCATCCATGTATAAACCGCCGCCAGCACTAAATCCTAATTCGTTAACACCTAAGAATGTAGCTTCGTTAACTGCAGCATCAGCACCATCAGCGTTGTAAATACTTAAAAGACTGTTTTTGCCTTCAATTGAAATACCGCCAGCAGAATGGAATTTGTTTGCAGCTGGTGTTGTAATAAAGTTTGTAGTTACTGCTGGTGTTCCGTTAATGAATGAATCAGATCCAGCAACTACTGAACCATCATTAAAGATAGCAAACTTACCACCAGCACCAGTGTCGTACCAATATTGATTTCCACCATTATCATTTACGTGATAGATGTTACCAACCGCGTCTGTGCGAATACTATAATCTACTGTACCGACATCACCTAAAGTAAGTAATGATGTACCAGTGGTGAATGGGTTATTACCCTGCGCCACAGTTTTATTAATAGTAAGAGTTGCACCAGCGCTAGTTGTACCAACACCAACGTTACCACCATTTGGCTGTAAAGCTAGTGGGAAGTTAGCATCGTCTGATTCTCGACCAGATTGTAATGCAACTGCGTAATCGCCAGCAGCAGCTAAAGAAGCAATATGCAAGTGAACATCTGATCCACCAATACGTACTGCCGAATCGCTTAAGTCTGAAAGATCATCTGGACGAGTTAAGCTATTTCCAAGGGTAGATCTGCCAGTTACATCAAGTGCAGCATTTATGTCTGTGTTTAAATTAATATCTACTTTAGTTGTGCTAACTGCGATTTGTTTTGTGCCATTAGTCCATACACCAAATTGATCAGCAGCATCAAATCCAATATAAGTATTTGTGTCACCGTTGTGTGTTAAGTAATCGTTGGTATATAATCTTGGTGCATATACATTATTTGTAAATGTTGCTGCAGTGTTAGTAATATTTAAACGCTTTGCAGCATTAGTCCATACACCAAATTGATCAGTAGCATCGAAACCAACATAAGTATTTGTATCACCGTTATGGGTAATGTAGTCGTCGATACCAATATCGTTCATTACTGAACTGCCGGCTGGATCTACATAATATGAATTATCGCCAGAATCATAATAACGTGGTGCGTATACATTAACGCCAAAGTCAGCAGAGTCATTATCAATATTTAATCTTTGAACTGCGTTGGTCCATACACGGAATGTATCGTTAGCACCAAATCCAAAGTAGTTGTTTGTATCGCCCTTGTGCTGAATGTAATCGTCAAGCTCAATACGAGCCATAACTGATGTACCAGCAAAGTTACCGTAATAAGCTGTGTTATTAGTATCGATGAAAGTTGGAGCACGGAATGAACCTGGGGCAGAAGTATATGTTGTATTTACTTGTAGCTCAACATTACCGCCTGCTGTAAAGTCTAATCTGTCAGTAGTACCTCTAAACATACCGGTGTTTGTATCTGAACCAAACGTATATGTTGGCGCTGCGGAAGTACCATTACCACCTTCGATAGTACCGGCCATATTAATGGAATTGCCAACGTTATTAAAGTCTGCAAAATATGTTTCATCATCGTAATCGTAGAACTTTGGAGCGTATACACCAGAAGAGAATACACCAAATCCGCCAGAGATTTCATTACCGGCAGCATTAATGCTTTTATTAAAGTTAAATCTGTTTAAACCGATACCCGAAGATACAATTTCAAAGTTAACTGAATTATCTGTCGCGTTTGTATCATCTTGGATATATCGAATATAGCCTTGTCCGGCTGTAGCATTAATGCTAAATCTTTCGTCAGCACTAATACCAATATTAACCGTATTATCTGTTGCACCACTATAAAAATCAGCAGAATTTAATACTGAGTTTCCAGCTGGATCTAAGAAGAAAGCGTTGTTATTACGATCAATGAATTTATCAGCAATCACGTCTCCAGTATATTGGAAAGATGTAGTAGACATTAAGCCTTGCTGTGCACCGCCTAATGTAAATCCAACTTGATCAGAAGCTGGGAAATTGATTAGCGTGTTTGTCTCGCCATTATGACGTAAAGCACCTTCTAAATCAATATTGTTTAACGATGATACACCAGAAGGAATAACTTCATAAGCATTATTGTTAATATCGATAAACTTTTGTGCGTAAATATCATCTGTTACTTGAACATCACCAGCTGAATCTACTTTAAGCGCGTAGTTGAATGAGGTATTTAAGAAACCAATTTCACCAGCAGATGAATAAATTGTACCGTTATTGCCAGCACCATCTAAATAGATATAAGCACCACCAGAACCAGTTCCAATAGTAGCTGAACCTTGAATTCTTGCGTTACCTGAAGTTACTGTACCGTTAGATTCTGTACGAAGTTTCGGAACTCCATTGTAACGTAGCTCGCCGTATGATACACCAGATCCTTGATTATAAAACGATGCAACACCAGCTTCAGCTTCCGTAGCGCCAAGTTTACCTGACAAGAACACTGTACCATCTGATACACCAGAAGCACCACCTGCTTCTATAATGAATGAATTGGCGTAAGATGTGATACTACCTTGTAAAGTAGAAGCATCACCCAGAACCAATCCTAGGGACGGTCCGGCCATTGACCACTTGTCTGCTGCTTCTAACCATTGGAACGACGCATTAGTTAATGTACCACGTTCAACTTCGATACCACCATTTTCGGAAGGAGCTGAACCAACGTAATTGCTGTTAAGTGTAATAATGTTATCAGCAAGTAGAATTTCTTCGGTGTTAATAGTTGTTGTAGTACCCGATACTGTTAAGTCGCCTGTAATTGTAAGGCTACCATTCATTGTATCAGATTCATCAGAACGTAAGAATTGAGTAGAATCTAATCCATCAATTAAGTCAGCATCAAGACCAGATCCTGCACCATCGTTACCAGCATTCCAGAAAACATCGCCTAAGTATGTAGGCTCGCGTTTAAAGTCAATACCAGTTGAATTAAAATCAACATCAGTAACACCGTTATATAGAATCTCTACACCATCAGTATCACTATACAGACGGAAACCGTTATCTTGACCGGTATTCAGAATCGAATAATCACCAGCGTTAGTATTTTCTATTTGAATGCTTTCGCTGTCACCCTTAAATTCTGCAATAAGCGATAAAGGACCGGCGCTATTAGTGAATTTAACTGTGGGAGTACTAGCTGATGATTGTGTTACATCTACTGCGCCGACAATTTTGGTAGATCCAGTTACCTGAAGCTTATCCGTACCGTTATCAACTGTAGATCCAATAACGACGCTTTCTTGCGACTGCAAGCCGTTCTTGACTATGAATTTTTTATCGTTGGCCATTCGGTTCACTCTCCCCAGTAAGGCTTTTATTAAACTATTATTTGTTTAGTGTATTTATATGTTTTAGACGTCAATCAAAGTGGCGACTATTTTAAATACAGTAGAGCTTGAACTTGCAGGAGTTGCTCTTAATTCAAGCAAGGATCCGGCAATGGCTACATCAAAGGCTGCTAATTCTGAACTAGTATATACTACACCGTATTCCGTAGCAACTGCTGTTGTCCCGTCGTGGGTTATTAGCAATTTAGTGATATGTCTTTCGCCACCAGACGTCGAAGTAACTAGGACCTCAGCTGCTGCGTATGAAGCATGAGCAAAAGAAATAATAGCAACTTGTGTTGTTGCGGCTGTAGTTTGTGTAAGCGAAGTAAATCTAGATTCTGCTTGTACTATATCTTGGTTAACAGTTAAAGTTGCATCAACAATTAACGCACCAGTCATCGTATCGCCGGTTACATCTACAAACTTCGTATCTGATTCTGACTCTGTGTAATATCTATTGTCTAACTGACCAGCATTTAACTCAGTTTCTGTGTAATATAGGTTATTTAATTGACCAGAATTTAACTCAGCTTCTGTGTAATATCTATTATCTAACTGACCAGTGTCTAATTCTGTTTCAGTATAATACTGATTGTCTAATTGACCAGAGTTTAATTCTGTTTGTGTGTAATAGCGAAGATCTAAATCAACAGATGTAACGGCTTGAGTATGTCCAAACGTATCAAACGTGACACCAGTTATAACACTGCCAAGAGTATTCGTGACATTAGTTACTGATGAAGTGTCGGCATGCTCAAAGTTAATGACTGTGTTAGAAGAATCGTTAAGATTAAATCCACCGTTACCAGTTAAACCGTTTGACGTTGTAAAGTCTACACGACCGTTGCCGATTTGTGATGCTGCGTTGTTGGCTGCTTGACTTAATAATTCACTTGCATGATAACCGTCTAGTAAATCAGCATCAAGTGCAGATCCGGTACCATCGTTTGTAGCATCAAAGAAACCAAGACCACGAATATCTGCAGCGGTTTGATCTGCTGTTGCGTTATCTTCGATGTTATCTAATTTAAGGCCGTCCGTGGCAAGGTCACGTCCATCGACCGTCCCTGTAACTGTGATATTGTTTGCGCTAATATCATTAAAGGCTTCAATTGGAACTAGATAAGTTGTACCGTCACCCGTTTCCAATGTTAATGTGTTGTTGGCTGTAGTCCAGTTGAAATCATCTACACCTGCTACTGATGCGGTTGAAGCAAGAGTAATACGACCATCTTCGTCTACTGTTATAATAGGAATAGCAGTAGATGAACCATAAGAACCTGCAGTGACCGCAGTATTTTCTAATTCAGTAGCAACTGACATTACGCCGTTGTTAGAGGTTACCGTACCAGTAACTTTACCAGTTAGAGTAACAGTTAAATCTTCTTCAATACGATCAAGTTTATTGATGCGAGCATAATAAGTTGAACCATCACCCGTTTCTAAAGTAATAGTATTATTAGCATCTTCAAAGAAGAAGTCTTCTACACCAGAAACTGGAGAAGTTGTTGCTGAAGTAATACGTCCATCTACATCAACAGTAAAGACTGGGACAGCGGTTGCAGAACCGTATGAACCAGCTGTTACACCAGAATCTTCTAATTCTGTTGCAATAGTCATTACGCCAGTATTTGAAGAAGCGGTACCAGTAACTTTGCCAGTCAAGGTAAGATCTAAGCCATCTTCTAATAAATCTAGTTTAGCACCGTCCGCAGCAACATCACGACCATCAACAGTTCCGCCAACAGTAATATCTGTTGTTACATCAAGAACATTAAATGTATCGATAATAGTATTATAACTATTTCCGTCTGCAGTGTCAATAGTAAATGTGGTATTAGCTGCGGTCCAAGTAGTATTGGATACACCTGCGACTGAAACTGTATTTGCAGCGGTTAAGCGTCCGTCAGCGTCAACAGTAAAGACTGGAACTTCTGATGCGGAACCATATTCGCCAGCAACAACTGTAGTAGCGGTGTTTGTAAAGTTAGACCAATCTAAGTAATGTGTGCCTTCAAAGCCATCTAATAGATCGGAATCTAATCCTGAGCCAGCGCCATCAACAGTTATTAATTCTGCAAGAATAGCAGCAGCGTCTAAATTAGAAGATATATCAATGATGCTTTCAGTATTTGCTACTGGATCATATCTTTTAAAATAAATCTTACCGTCAGCTGTGTTGATAGCCAACTCACCTAGGTTTAACTGCTCGATAGTAGGTATGCGGCCTGAAATAGCGCTCCTACGAAGTAAAATATTTGTTGACATATGTCGGACCCTTTGGTATAATAGCTATATAGCTCTTTAAGGTAATAGTAATATCAATTTGTTTTAATTAAAATTAAAACGTTCCACCATCTAATGTTGTTACTGCAATTGATACTCTTCCTGAAGTGATAGTCGTATCTACGCCATCCGTTCCTTCGATTATAAGAGTTTCACCAAGAGCAATGACCGTGTTTGCACCAGCTTCACCATTTATGGTGAACTGAGGATTAGCAAGTTTAACGTTAGCAATTGCTTGATCAGCAACGGAAAATTCTGTTCCTGTTAGCGTTAATGTCTCGCCAGCTGTATATGTTCCAGCACCAGAGAACTGATACCAAATAACGTCGTCAGTACCTACCGCGAATGTTTCAGCATCATCAACCGTCGCAACCCAACCAGTACCACTATTTAGTGTACCGTCTGTTACGAATTGGAATGCACCTGGAATTTCAGATGATTCATTAAAGTATTCGCCGCGAGTAAGTTCCCATTGTGTTGATCCATCACCAACTGTTGTTACTGTATATGAACCGTTTTCTAATGTAGTTGTCTGATCTTTAACAAGTACGATATCACCAATTGACCATGTAGTAACACCATCAATACTAAACGCTTCAGTAGCTATAGATGTTATAACACCACCAGCAAACGTTGCACTTAGATTTTCTGTAGTAGCCGCAAGTGCAGCAGGAATAACTCTTAATCCTTGGGCAACCGCATCAACGTATGATTTAGTTGCAGCATCCTGTCCAGTAGTTGGATTTAAAAGATTAGTAATCTTAGAGTTATTAACATCTAAATCATTACCAAGTCCATTTAAACTAACACCATTGACAGACTCAATATTGAGAATACCGGTGGTTGTTTTGATTGTACGAATGCCAACATCACCGCCAATAGAAATATCACTTACGACAATCTTATCTTCGATGTTAATTTGTTTTAGTAAAGAATCCGTACCACCTGGATGTAAGAAATAGCTATCAGAATCAGTGTCAACAAATCTTTCTGCCTTTACGTCACCGTTATCAACAACCCAGTTACCAGTAGATCTTTCGGCATACGCGGTATAGTTGAACGTGTTATCTAGGAAACCAACTTTACCACCGGAAGCGTAAAGATATGACCAAGAGCCCGGCCCATCGCGCAATTTAATCTGTGAGTTAGTTGCTCCGAATCCAACTTCCATAGTGTTGATACGCGATGTACCAGCTGGATCCATATAGAAATTAGTATTATCAGCATCAATATATCTTGAGGCAAGGAAGTCTCCACCAAGATTCTGGTAACGTGCATCTAGATAAGTGTAATCTACTTCAATCGAAGCATTAGAGTTTGGACCAGCAGTATGTGTAACAGTAATACCAGAGTTTGCATCAGCTGGAATTAAGTTAGATATAAAGTCTGCGGTTAAGCTTGTAGTAATAGTTGTATCGGTTAAACGAGTAACTTGAGCAGTACCAGAAACATCACCGTCTAGGGTAACATTAAAGTTATCAACTAAAACATTCATTACGTCGTTTGGATCGTCGTTTACAAAAGTTACACCTTCATGTGTACCATCCGTAAACATAAGCGAGATAATATCACGAGATGTTTCTGTAAAGTTAGGAATCGCGTTTGCTTGAAGCTCTAATGGAATTTCTGTAGCAAAGTCAATACGACCATCTTCAGTAATACGAATACGAGGAGTAAATCCATCAGTACCGTACATTCCTGTAGATCCACTCATTGGAGCGTCGAGACCAAGCTTAAAGCTATTTGTTACAGAATTAATATCTTCTAATTCTAAGCCGCGACCAACTTCAAGTATTGGACTTGCAAGAAGATTAATATCTGTTGAGTAAGTATTAGCGCCATCGATGATAGTTAAATCTGAAGCAAATTCATTATCTAAGTAACGAAGGTTGACCGCGTCACCAGGGTTAACTGGATCTGGAAGATCAGTGATTGTATTATTAGCAACACTAATATTACCGACTGGATCTATAACTAAATTGTTAGTTGCTGTTAATCTACCATTGACAAACATGTCGCCTGAGGCATAATTAATTATTAGCTTATCAAGACCAGCACCAAACGTTAAATCACCAGTTGAACCAATTTGCATTCTTCTGACGTTATCAGTCCAGAAGTCAAGCTCGTTGTTGTTAGCGCCTGCTGATGTTTCTGCGATGATATAAGTATTTTTGTCTAGATCAATAACTGATCCAGCAAGACCTGACCATATCGTACCGTCGTAGCCTTCAAATCTTCCTTCATCACTATTAAATCGAAGCATACCAGCTTGACCAGTTGGTCTTAAAGCTGTACTTGCAGTAGGTATTTTTATTGCACCAGTATCACTAAACTTTACAATTCGATCAGAGCTTGTAATAGTATCTACGTTTAATTTGTACCAGTTCTTTAAATCAGAGCCAAGAGAATATGTTCTATCTTGGTCTGGAACTATATGAGATGTAACGTCAGCAGTAAAGCTAACTGTATCAGTATCTATATCACCAATAGTAAGGTTACCGGCAATTGTAACATCGCCTGTAAACGCTGCTGTGTTAGCACCAAATGTTGCAGCTAAAGTACCACCAGCATAGAATTTTAGTTCATCATTGTCTGAACCAGGAGAGGTTTCAGCAATGATTTTTGTATCTTGGTCTACGTCAATTACACCACCAAGACCTGACCATGCGATTCCGTCATAGCCTTCAAACTGGCCATCTTCAGAATTATATCGAACCATTCCTTGTACGCTTGAAGGGCGGGCACTAGATGTTCCGATTGGTAATCTTAAAGCGCCATCACCATTAATCGTTAATACATCAGAGGTTGGTGTAATAGAGGTAAGAGTTACATTTGGATTTAATGAGAATTGACTTCCGGCAAGTGTTAAACCGTCACCAGCAGTAAACGTACCATCACCAGAAAACTGTGTCCAATTTACTGCGTCACGGTTAATTGTAAATGATGAAGCGTCGTCTACAAGTACAACCCAACCAGTACCAGCGTTTACTGTACCATCAGTAACAAACTCGTATGATCCAGGAACTTCATAACTTTCGTTTGACCATAAGGTTCTTTGGAAGATCCATGCAGTGTTTGCACTACCTTGTTGAATAACGTCGTATGAACCGTTTTCTAAAGGATCTGTTTGATCTTTAACAAGTAAGTTATCGCCAATATCCCAAGTTGTAATATCATCGATGTAAAGAACATTTATTGGATCAAGCGTAATAGTAGATGCAATAGTAGTATTGCCTTCTTCAAATACACCACCAAGATCTGCCGTAGTTGCACCAAGTGCTTGAGGTCGTACTACAAATCCTTGTACTAACCCATCTACATATCTTTTATTCGTTGCATCTGTAGGTAGAATAGGATCTGTTACTACTTTAACCGTGTCTTCAATACTCTGAAGTTCAACTTCAAGATATCGTTTGTTAACTACGTCTTGATCACCAATCGGGTTTTCAACATTAATAATACGGTGTACACCAGCATTAATAACTGCGTCTGATGTTTGTAAGTTAAAGTTAAGATCACCTGGAACGGTAATGGTATTAGCTGTGATTGTAAACTCGCCAATTTCAGCAAGATTTAAATCTCTGAATTCATCTACTGTTTCACCAATAGTAACTGCTGTAGTACCAAACGTAATATCTTTAGAACTAATTACGCCATTGGACACATTAAAGTTAGTAGCATCTAGACCACCAGCAGAAAAGCCAGTGATATGACCAAATTGATCTAAAGTAGCATTCTGAATAAACTCAAAAGCACTATTAATTGTATTTGCTTGTGTGCTTGTTTCTGCGTGAGATATTACAACGTTCGCGGTTTCACCGCCAGTACCAGATTCTGAAGTTATAACTATTCCAACACCGCTATCAATTGCGCTGATGTATGGTCCTACTGTATCAATACCAAGTGTAATTGAATCAGGTACGATAACTGGTCTTTTTTCGCCAGCGGCAACAAGACGAATATTTTTACTTGCCCCAACTTTAACTTTTACAGTCACGACTTAAACCTCCGTGATAGTTGATACAACGAACGCAAGTCCATCAACAATTTTTGATAATTCTCCGGTTGGTTTTCTCATCATAACATCATATTGGTATTTTCCGGGTGCCAACTGGCGAGTAACATCAGCAGATAATAATAAGGTAATATCATTTTCATCTTTGTCAAATTCAAACTCAGCAGCTCTTTTTGTAGAGTATAGCTTTTTTAAATCTCCAAAGAAATCGTAATTTGCGATAGGTAGATCCAAGTCGTCATCGTCAAACAGTTGTACTGTTAGTCTGAAATCTGTGCCTTGGTCTACGTATATGTTTAATTGAGAACTCATGTTATATCTCTTTATCCTATTTAGACTTATTTATAATAGAAGGAGATTGTTTAAAAAAAGGAGGCGTTGAAAGCCCCCTTTTATGTTATAAACTAACCGGAACTATATTAATCTTTTTTGAGCAGGTCAACTTCGATTTTAAGTTCTTTAATCGCTTCAACTAGAAGTCCAACAACGTTTGCGTAAGCAACACTCTTGATGTTTTCGCCTTCTGATGAAGTTGATACAACCTCTGGAAGAATACTTTCTACTTCTTGCGCGATTAAACCAACCTTTCTAATACCAGGTCTAGCTTTCATATCGAAGTAAACACCGCGCATGCTAGATACTTTATCCAACGCGTTGCTAATAGTTTCGATATTCTCTTTTAGTCTTTCGTCTGAATTAGATTCTACATCACCAGTTGCAATAAAGTTACCAGTTCCCATACCAAAAGTAAATTGATCTGTCGCGGAGACTCTGTCTCTAAATACAATACTGTTAGTGATAGTTGAATTAATATCAAGTACTTGGTTCTGAGAAGTAGTTTCAAATCCGAACAACGCGTATGGCGCAGTATCATCTCCACCAAACGTTACATCAAGATCAGATGCAAAGTGCATGCTTGCACCAGTATCAGCAATAACACCAGCTGTTAACGTACCAACTACTGTTAAGTTACCTTCAACCTGAATATTTTCTACCGATAATTCATCAACGTTCGATGTATAGTAGAAGTTTGATTCACCGCCTGGGTTAGGACCACTTGTTCCAAGGATAGGTCTGTGCGATGCACCGCCTTCAAACATTGCCATAAACAATGGAGTACCTTGTAAACCGGTTTCATGGACGTTCTGTAGGTTTTCAATACCACCTTGAATACCGGGACCCTGCACACCTTGAGTACCTTGGAAGCCACGCTCACCTTGAATACCCTGTGCTGCTTGAGTACCTTGAACACCCTGAGTACCTTGACCTGGGAAACCTTGAACACCTAAGTCACCTTGAACACCTTGAGTACCCTGTGTACCTTGAAGACCTGCTCCTAATGGACCTTGGATACCATTGTCACCTTGGAAGCCTTGAATACCTTGGCCACCTACATCACCCAAACCACCATCGACACCTTGAGAACCTTGAGCACCAAGTAGACCTTGAGCACCCTGTAGACCACCATCACCTGGAAGACCAATAAGACCTTGCAGACCTTGGAAACCTATAATACCTTGAGCACCAGTACCACCAATACCAACGGCACCTTGGAAGCCTTGTGTACCTTGGTTACCAGTACCGCCAGTACCTTGAGTACCTTGAATCTCAGATCCGTCGATACCTTGAATACCCTGTAAACCTGAAGTACCTTGACCACCTAGGCCTTGAACACCTTGACCACCTTCTTCACCAATTGTTCCTTGTCCACCTTGAAGACCTTGAATACCTTGAAGACCAAAACCAATTGGACCAACGTCACCCTGAACACCTTGATGTCCGGCTTGTTGAATACCTTGAATGCCTTGGAAGCCTTGAATACCTGTAGCACCTAAGCCAGCAATACCTTGAGGACCAGATTCGCCTTGGATACCTTGAGTACCCTCACCTAATAAGCCTTGAGTACCTTGTGAACCTTGGAAACCTTCCGCACCGTCAGCACCAGCAATACCTTGAACACTTTGCGTTCCTTGAGTACCTTGGAAACCTTGAATACCATCTCCGCCGATAAAGCCTGAAGTACCCTGAGCACCAAGTTCACCTTGCAAACCTTGGATACCTTGAATACCAATTCCACCGCCGCCACCTTGAATACCAACGTCGCCTTGAATACCATCAAAACCTTGAATACCCTGTGGACCTAATGGACCAATATCACCTGTTCTTGCGAATGTAATGATAATATCTGCGCCGTCAGCAAAAGTTGCTACCGAACCACTTACTACACCACAAATGATTGAGAAGTAACCAGCTTGTTCTACTAACGAAGAAATAGTAAATATTGTAAAATTAGATGGAGTAGCTTTTTCCGATATTCTAAAGTGACCTTTAATCGGACTAGTTGAATCATCAATTGTTCTTAGGAATGGTTGGATATCAACAAAGCCGTCATCTCTATCATCCATGAACATAGCAGTTGCAGAAGCAAAATTAGTAGAATTAAACTTAAGAGTACCAACACCTGGATCTGTAGCTCCAGTATCTGTGCTATAAGTGTAATCAAATGTTACACCACCAAACCCGCCTGTATCACCTTGTAAACCGCCTGTACCTTGGTTACCATCAGTCCCTTGAACACCTTGTGGACCAATCGGGCCTGGGAAACCTTGAACACCAAGATCACCTTGAATACCAAACGTTCCTTGTGCACCCTGAGTGCCCGCTCCAGTTGTACCTTGTAGACCTAAGTCGCCTTGCAAACCTTGCAATGACTGTACACCTTGGATGCCCTGAACACCGATATCACCAGCACGCGTGAACGTAAAGATTATGTCAGTATTATTAGTAAAATATGTTGCATCAGCGTTAGTTGATTTAGTTAAGAATGTTACATTAAAGTTATAATACGCTGCGTTTTCTGTTAAAGCCGTAAGTGCGTATAATAAGAATTCTGCTGGATCAGCAATCGAAACAATCTTAATATAACCTAATACTGAACTACCACCATCATCTAAACTTCTTAGATATGGATCTAAGTTTGCACCGCCAACAGCTGTATCTGATATTCTCATTATAGTTGCTGCAGTTACATCAGTATTATTAAACTTAAGTAACGTTGGAGAAGGACCAGTAGGACCAGTATCTGGAGTAAAGTCGTATTCAAACGAAGCACCACCATATGCACCAGCAGCACCTTGAACACCAAAGTCACCCTGAATACCTTGTGTACCTTGTCCACCCTGAATACCTTGTGTACCGAGCAAGCCTTGAACACCTTGAGTGCCTTGGAAACCCGTGATACCCTGAATACCAGCAGCACCTCGTGGAACAAAGTTAATAAGAGTTTTAGGACCGTGTCCGCTACCGATTACATCAGTAGCCCAACTTGTGCTTGTTACGCCGTATGAACCGACGTATACAACATCAAACCAACCAAAAGTTTTACCAGCGCCATCCCAAGTAAAGTTTGAGAATTCGTATACAACCTGATGGTGTCCTGAAGGACCAGCGCCATCATCGAAACTTTCTATTACGATAAGACCTTTATTAGCGCCAGGAATTGCAGCTAACCAATCAAACGTTTCATCGATATCATTAGTATAGTTATCTAATGGAACATCATCAATTGTTAAGATTGTAGCAGTTGCAATATTGTTAGTATTAAGTTTCCAGCCGCTTGTGCCTGGAGCAGTAGATGCTGTTATATTGCTTACAAAGTTGAACTCGTGAGTTAAGCCACCGTAATGACCAACCGATCCCTGAACACCTTGGAAACCCTGAACACCTTGTCCGCCTTGAGTTCCTTGAGTACCAGTTCCGCCTTGTAAACCTTGGATACCAGTATCACCTTGGATACCAGTTGCGCCTTGAACACCCTGAAGACCTAATAAACCTTGGATGCCTTGAAGACCCTGAATACCAGTTGTTCCTTGAACACCCTGTACGCCTTGAACACCCTGTACGCCCTGAGTACCTTGAATACCTTGAACACCAGTATCACCTTGAATACCTTGTGCGGCCTGAGCACCCTGAGTACCTTGAGCACCCTGAGTACCTTGGATGCCAGTATCACCTTGAATACCAGTTGTTCCTTGGAAACCTTGAGTACCCTGTGGACCAAGATCGCTTACATTAATTAAGCCACCCATTCCACTATGAATAGAACATTGATAATATAACGCAGATGGAGCATCATGTGGTAATTGTACTTTCACCGTACCAGTTTCAGCACCGTTATTAGTAACACCATCGTTATATTGATCACCTGCACCAGTTGTAGCTGCTGTTTTGATATAAAACGGATGGCCTGAAACTGATAGGTTAAAATTATATGAAAAGCCGCGAATAAGATGAAGCGTTGGTTGAGTTACACCATCAACAAGATAGTTTGTCGAGTTGATTGTTACTGTATAGTCTCTTGTACCTTCAGTACCCTGCGTACCTTGGATACCGACATCGCCTTGGATACCAGTTGTACCTTGAATTGATTGTACACCCTGTGTACCTTGGTTACCTAGTAAACCTTGAACACCTTGTACGCCCTGAACACCTTGTACGCCTTGTACACCCTGCGTTCCTTGGACTCCTTGAATACCTTGGGTACCCTGAATACCAGTTGTGCCTTGAATACCCTGCGTTCCTTGGAAACCGCGGAAACCACGAGAACCTTGAATACCTTCTTCACCAATAGTACCTTGTACGCCTTGCGTTCCTTGGTTACCAGTAAAGCCTTGAACACCGCGGAATGAACCAACGTTAATCCATGTTGCTCCGTCATAAACCCAAAGCTCATCATCGGCGTCGTCAATTGCTGCTTGACCTGTTGTTGCTGATGCAAATGCTGTGTTAAGAGTTGCTTGTGGATCACCACCTGCATCTACATCAGCAACTGAACCAATAACATCAAATCCAGGACCATAATCGCCCTGTAGACCTTGTTGTCCATCGTCGCCTTGAATACCTGTTGTACCTTGAATACCAGCGCCAACTGCATTCCAAGTTGTTCCGTTAGAAACATAAATTAAACCATCGGAGCCATAAGCTACCGCACCAGTGTAGGGTGCCGGATCTAATTGAATAGGAACAGCTTGCGGCTGTCCCTGTCCAACGATCTTGTTCCCGCTAATAGATCTAAAAGCCATTATACATCATCCTCTTCAGACTGACCGAGGGTGAATGATAACGAAGCATCTACTGCTAAGTTTGTATCACATTTAATTTCTAGCAAATCGCCAGATTTAAAGAATTGGCCGTTAAGTGGTAATGGGATTGTGTCATACGCTGGGATTTGCAAGTTTCTTATAATCCAAAACTCAGCATTTACGTCTTCTCTATGAGTTCTTACATCAACTGCAACAGTGCTTGCTGTAAAGTTACACAGAATGAGAGGCGAAATAACTTCGCCTACTCCGGGTTCTACTGTTGTTGATCCACCAAATACAAGTTCCGGTACCTCATAGTTGGGTACCTCGATCATTGTTTGCCAGTTGGTCGTCAAAGTAAACGATTTGGCGACCGGTTTAGCATCAGGTGCTTGTGATGTTACGATTGTTGTAATAGCCATTATAGAGATGCCCTTGAGTTAGATGCTCTTCTTGCAAGTTTTCTTACTGATGATGTAAACGGTCTACCTTCGATACGTCCCGTTCTACCATTAATCTTCAAACCACGCGCGAAGTACTGGTTATTTAATTCGTCTGATCCAGACCACCTGATACGACCGCCGTTTTCTGACAGTACCGAAGCGTTTGCACCAATTGCTGAACCAACGTTTCTGAAGTTAAGTGGCAAGGCGTTTCTGTTAACACCTGCCGAAGCTCCGTTAAACTGGTGAGCAATTGATTCAACCAGTGATCCAAAGACCAAGAAGTCTGGCCTAATTACACTATCGATAATTACGTTATCTATCAATTCGGATACCATATCTCTTTGCGGTTGATCTGTAGCGATATTGTTATTTATATAAGTTTTCATCTGTGTCCAGGCGCCAGTAAACGAATCAAGTAGATCAGTATTATTAGCTCCAATTGCACCTGATGCGGTCCAAGTTGTTCCTGTCCAATGAATGATATCACCTACATAACGATTGCCAGATGCGTTTGTCGAAATAATGTACGCGTCCCAACGCTTCATGCCAGTTAACAGATCACGAGCTGCCGTGTTTGCAACAGTTCCTTTAAATCTTAGCTTGCGCCAATCAGCAAAGGTTGCTGGTGGATTAAACACTGGGAATACGTGCTTAGCATCAATATTAAACAATGCGCCAACAAAAGATCTTGAAGCTATATCAGAACCTTCAACTCCAAGTGCATCAACAGATTTAAAGTCGTTTTGGATAACTTTAAGGAAGTTACCTGCATCGCGATAAGTCTTAGGTAGATCGATGAACTTGTATTCAGAAGTAATGAATCGCTGTGTTTCACGTTGGATCTTGTTTTTGTTACTATCAAGAATATCTTTAGCAAACTTGTATGATTTGTCAGTATCGAAACCAAAGTTAGGATTAATAGTTCTTCCAAGTTGGTTAACATCGTTATAGAACAAGGCGTTATAGAAGATATTACCAAGATCAATTGCTTGAGCTTCTTGGATATCAGTTCCAAGATTAGTTCTAGTTGTTTGACCAGGATAATTACCTGCAACAACCTGAGAAACAATATTACCAAGTTGGCGATATGCTTGTGCTGTTGCCACTCTTGTGTCTTCAGGTAAACGTAACTCGTTGTTCCAGAAGTAGAAGTTTGCATTCCATCTTGTTGCTAAGTTACCACCGTAGTTTAAGTCCCAAGACATTGCATCAACGATATAACCAGCATCTCTACGACATTTCACTTTACTGTAATCAATAACGGTAAACGTGTCTTTCAAGAACTGAGTAATATCATCAGCTAATTCGTCAAGGTTATCATCAATTGCTGCGGCTGCTGCAATCTTGCCAGCGTTAACCCAAGAAGTATCTGGATCAATGATTGCTGGTATAGCATCCATGCTATCTCTTTGAATTGCATCTTCAACAATGCGAATCAAGTCCTTAACTTCTTCTTTTTCAACCGCTGTAGCAACTGCGATGGATGTATCTTGTACTTTAGAGCTGTGCTTGGAGATTGATGCGTCGACCGTAGCACCTACAACAACATCGCCGATAGTATTAGACATTTGAGTGTAGAACTTAGCAGTTTGTTGTCTTTGATCGGCAGGTAATATTGATACCGCGTTAACAAAGTAAAGCTCTGCAGTTCGTACTGATGCATAGTTTGTTGTGTAGTTAACATCGTGCGAAATAGCATCGATCATCGTACCAACATCTCTACGACATTTCTCTTTAGAATAACTAACACCGTTGTAAGTGTCGTAAATGTAACCTTGAAGATCGCTTGCCATTTGAACAGTAGCACTATCAACAAGTTCCTTTGAAGCAAGGATGTCTGCGTCGATCCAAGTAGTGAATGCATCAACTCTTGCAGGGATTGCTCCAGGATTATTATCATCTGCAACCTTAGCAAGCATTAAAGCAAGATTCATAGCTTCTGTAGCAATTGTTCTTCTTGCAGCAAGTGTAGGCATTTCTTGTTTAACTGAGTTTCCAGTTATGTGGGAAATAGCATTTAGTGAAGCGCTTACGAATGTATGAGCACCACCACCTTTACCGTAAGGAACCTTGCCAACTTGCAATGTAATGATATCACCACTAACGTCAGTAATGATATTTGGTGCGTTATAGTAAGGATCATTTCCTTGTGGGCTTGGGTGTAATGCAACATCACCGTCCAGGCTACAAGTAAATACGATACTGTTTGGAGCAATTTGAACATAGTCACCAGCGATTAGACCGTGACCAGTTTCAAGTGTTGCAGTAAACACACCAGTGTCTGGATTATAAGAAGCAAGTGATGGAGAGAACTGCTTACCAATCTCACGATCTACATACTCGTTACGAACAACGCTTTGTACAACTTCACCCATATATTCGAATGCTTCTCTTGTTGCTTGACGTTGGTCAATTGGCAAGATATTTACTGCATTCTTGAAGTAAAGCTCTGCAGTTCCGTGCATTGCAACGTTACCACCGTACTGGATATCATGCGAAATCGCGTCAACAATGTATCCTGTATCTCGACGACATCTTTCTTCACTGTATTGTAAGAAGCTAAACTTATCACTTAAGTATTGAACAACCGCACTACCAAGTGCTTCCTTACGATCAAGGATGATAGCTACTGAAGCCTCTTGATCATATCCGGTAGCAGCACCATCAAGTACTTGTGGCTCTCTTGCTTGAGGAAGATTAATCAATGAATCTTCTGCGATGATATCTTGTACGATTACGATTAGATTCTCAACTTCAACACCAGAGGCTCCAACTACATTTCCGAATCCACCAGTTACTTGAGCAACCGTGTTTCCAGCTGTAGGAGTTACAGCTTGTTTAAGAACAACTTGCTCTGCAACAGCGGCCATGTGACCATATAGTGCAGCAGTTGGTGCTCTTTGAGCTTCAGGTAATCCAACGTTAATACCATTTTCGAAGTATAACTTAACGAAGTCTCTCATTGCGACGTTAGAACCGTGTCTAATATCAAAAGCAGTAGCTTCAACTAAGATTTGAATATCTCTTCTGCACTTAGCTTCGTCATATACTAATGAACCGTGATTTGCTGCGATCCAAGATATTGCTTCCTGTTGTAAGAATGCAATGTTCAAGGTTAAGCCCATAGTAGCATTAATATCTGAGCTACCAGTTCCTGCAAGACCATAGTCGTAAGTAAATGATACTGGACCAGTTTTCATAATGTTGATAACATTTGTGAAAGCATCCGTTGCTCTAGTTAATGCAACCCCAGCTAGTCTTGGTAGAATATCATCTCGTACATATTCGATAGCTTGTACTGTTTCTGATAATTGCTCGTTAATAACATTTTGTGCAAGAGCAGTACCAACTCTATAAGCTCGACCGTAATATTGTGAAGGATAATCAGAACCAGTCTGAACATCTCTTGCGATCGCGTCAATAATGAATCCAACGTCTCTAGCACATTTAGCTTCGTCGTAAGTGTAGTTGTTATCGTTTACAAAACGAACAACTTCTTCTTGAATAAAGCTTCTGTTAGCTTGTAATGATTTACGAGCATATGTTCTACTTGGCTCCATAATAGGAACAAGAGAAGCAGTAGCAATAGGTAACGCTTCAGGTATTTGTTGACCAACGCTAACATCAAGTGATCCGGTGTATCCTGGAACAACTAAACGATCATCAACTACATCAGCAATAATATTTGTAAGTCTCTTAGCTTCAGTACCAGTTGCTATATCAGCAGCTGCAAGAGCAACATTTTGATATACAAGGTTACCATTAATTTCGCTAAACCCATCAGTTAATGCGCTTACGAATGTATGTGTAGTACCTCCAGAGAAGGCTCCTACCCACAATGTAATAGTAGTTGATGTTACCCCAATGACTGGGCAAGCCTTGTTGTAGAAGCGATGGTGTGCTTCTGGTGAGGCATGGTTAGTAGCTCCAGAGCCTGTATCACAGCTGAATGTAATCGCGTCTGGCGTCATCCAAATATGATCATCAGTTGTTAATGTGTGAGTACCAATTTCTGCTACTAACATTCCTGTAGTTGGATTGTACGTAGTGCCAACAGCTGGAGTAAAGCGAGCTCCAAAGATTGGCTCATTTACTTCGTTCTTAACAATTTTTTCAACTACGTCAGCAATATGATTGAACGCCAACTTAGTAGGTAACATTGAATATGGCTCAAGGACACTTTGTGTACCTTGGTAATAATAATTTGCAGAATGTACTGTAGCTGAATCTCCACCGTACTCTAAGTCTTCTGATATTGCATCAACGATATATCCAACATCTCTTGGGCATTTTGCTTCATCGTAGCCAAGACCGTTATATTCTTCACTGATGTGTTGAATTATTTCGGTTTGATACTTAGGCTTTTGACCAGTGATAGCGTTTGCTTCGCTTGTTAATGTATAACTTGCGGTGTGTACACTAGTTTTTGGTTCTACAATTGCTGGAATTGTTCCGTCGTTTTCACGGATAACATTACCAACACCTGCGAATAAGTTTTTAGCCTGTTGTACAACAGCAGGTTTAATGGATCTTCTTACACCGTTAGTCAGTGCACTTACGAATGTATGTACTGCATCAATTTTTGCAGGCCCGACTTGCATTGTAATCGTTGTTGGTGTTGCTGAGTCAATTCTAACTGGTTTGTTAAAGATTGGATCGGTAGGTCTTGGGTGTGATAGATTACCACCGCCATTACTAGAACAATTCAATGTAATAGCATTTTCAGCGAAGATTACATAATCCTTTTCTGTAAACCCGTGATCTGCAATTGTTAGTGTCATAACACCAGAGATATGATCGTATGCTACATCTGTTGGTGTAAACGCTTCAGCCATATTTGCAACTTTTACCGCGTCGGCAGTAACAGATACGAATGTGTGTGGTGACTGTGGCTCGTGCTTAACGGCATTAGCTGTTGCACTTACAAATGTATGTACAGAGGATGCAGCAGATCCAGCGTTACCAACATTAAATGTCATTGTACCATCTTGACGTCTAATAGAGTTAGCAACTGCTGATACGAATCGGTGATCGCCGCTATAAGCTGATGGTCCAACATTGAATTTGAATGTATTTGTTGTAACATCAGAAATTTGTAACCATCTGCCAGATGCATAATCTGTAGATCTTGGATAACCTTTAGAAACTGTATTATTATCAAGTACACAAGAATATACTAATCCGTAATCTGCAATCATTACATAATCGCCATTACTAAATCCGTGAGCACTAAGAGTGATAGTTGTATCACCGCTTGCTGGTGAATAAGCTGCGGTTGTTGGTGTATGCTGAGTTTCACCAACCGCAGTAATCGATAATGATTTACCAGTTAATGGATCGCCAACTCTTGGATATGTATGCTGTGTAACATTGCTATCTTGATCACAAGTAAATGTAAACGAGTTATTATTTAGAACAACTCCATTTCCAACTCTTAAACCGTGTTGACCAACTGTTATACTCATAACACCAGTTCCTGCGTCGTATGTTGCTGCAGTTGGTGTGAAGTATTTGTTTGGACCAGAAGCTCCTACGTCTAGTTTAACAGTTGTACCTGTACCACCAGCGTAAGCTGCTTCAATAACTTTGAATGTTTTCTTAGCGTATGGATCTAAACCTGGGCGTGGATAAGTTTTAGCAGCGTCGTCCCCATCCATGTCACAAGTGAATGTGAATGAATTAGGATCCAGTGTAACTCTATCGCCTTTTACAAGAGTGTGACCACTGATAGACATTTCAAAGTCACCAGTTGCCGGATCGTAATCTGCAGTTGAAGGTGTAAATGATGTTGTTTCAATGATCGTTTGTGTTACTACACCTTGTAGCGGAGTTACAACTTCGTTTCTAATAATCTGACCGACAAGTTCTGCAGCGAAGAAATATGCTTCTGATGTTGGAACAACTTCTGCGTCGCTTAGTACTGGGATAGCGTTTTCAAAATAAAGTTTTGAATTTGTAGCCGTACCAGCGTTTGAACCGTGTTGTACATCCCAAGCAGCAAGATCAACAAAGATACCCATATCTCTTTCACAAGCAGCGGTATTGTATGTGAAGCCAGGGTAGTTTGCTGTAATCCAAGCAATAATTTCTTTTTGGATAAACGTCTTGTTGGTAAGTAATGCACCACGAGCTTGACGATGTTCGTTTGAAAGTGCAACGTCTCCGTAAATTGGATCATCTACGTTTGTTACATCATTTTGCATAATGTCGATGATATTATCGAAGGCCGCGTTTGAGCGAGTAATTGCAGTAGAATCAGTTAATACTTCAGATGCGATTTTACCTTTTAGCCAAGTAATTGCACCAACAGTTTGTGTTAACTGTTCGTTAATAACTGCGTCAGCACCAACTG